CAAACCACCGAACGGCGGCACAAGCGGCTCCAAGGGTCGCCACGTCCCAAGCACGGGCGACTGAGGTCGAATTGCCGCCGTCAGCTGACGCGACGACTGCCCCGCCCACCGTCAGCGACGAAGGAGCCGTGACGCCCGTAGGACTGATTGCCAACCCAATCGAACATGCAGATGGAGATACGGTCGTCCACGAGAACCCGGCACTCAGAAACACCAGCCTCTTCATCGAGCTAGTGGGGTTGTAGACAACCAACCCCGTCATAGCCGTGCCGACGACGGTTAGAATCTTCGCCGACACATTCGCCGCGACGAACATCCGCCCTGCTTTACCATTACCAATGATGTCAAGATTAGACATTATCAACTCCTAGGATGAAAGATTAACGCTCGAGAACCCAGCGGACGTAGTCGCAATGACCTTCCTGAGCCGCGCCGGTTGCCCCATTAAGGAAACCAACGAACGGAGCAAGAATTACTCCAGTCGGGATTGTCGCGGCACCTTGGGCCCAAGCTTGACTCAGCAACCCATCGACATAACCATAGATCGTAGCCACACCGTCGTAGAAGATCGCCAACGTATGCCACGTTGCATCGACTAGGCTGATAGTCCCAGTCTCCGCGGCTGTACCAGCATTTCCTACGTCACATAGCATCTTGGTTACAGCACCTGAGGCCGTGAGGATACCGAAAGCCACGAGGTCCGTTGCGGTGGTAGTCCACAGATCTTCCGGATTCGTCGTTGCTGTGACAGAGGTCAGACCGAACTGCACTGTGGTATCGGTAGCAACTTCTGTCTGGAAACGAATCTCCATAAAAAAGCGCTTACCGAGCGTGAGCTGCAGATGCTTGGTGCCATAGATCGCTGCACCCTCGTTGGCGCCATCAGAGTCGAACAGGGCCCCAGTAGGATATCCCACTGTGGTGTCGGCGACCACCGTGGCACCTGTGTCGATGATCGTGGCTGCCCACCCCAGCGGAACGTTCGTCGCCCAGGTCCTTGTGAAATCCTCCATGAACACGGAAAATTCCGCGCTAGGAATCATGCCCATCTTGTGCCGATACCGATATCGCTGGTCGGCGGCTGGCGCAAAGACCACTGATTCGGGCAGGCCTACTGCATTCTTACCCATTGATTAACCCTCCAACAGTTATTGGGATTACGCGCGGATTACCTATTGATAACCCGCGCGCACACTAACCTATCTCTTACGGCCCATTGCTCCCATAGATCCCACGCGGATCAGTACACCCGACGCTGAAGCGCATGTAGCTCGCGGCCTTCGCGTTCTTGGTGTCGAAGTCATTATCCTGATCGAACATGGGCTCATCCCGCCAGAAGAACGTCATCCCATTCGGCGCGTTGGTTCTGATGAACCAAGCGTGCGCGGAGGTGAAATAATGGTTCATCTTGATACCGCCGGGGAATGCGTTCGTCGCCTTCAACACGTTGATGTTGTTGTTAGCGCTGTCGGCCTGGAGCACGGAGCCCAGGACGCGATTAGCATTATACCATTCCTGGCGGGCGATATGCAGCGAATTGGGCATGATGTTGATCAGCAAGCCCGTGTCGTTCGTCGCACCCATGATCTGGATGGTCAGGTCTTCAAGGGCCGCCTCACTAAGGTCAGCTGCGGGACTCAACACATTACTGAACGTGCCGCCGGTTGCGTTGACGTGGCTGGCAGAACACAACGCCGCCGCGTCGCCAGTGGTGAAGTACGTCGTCGCAAACGCGTTGTTGTAGGGAAATGCTGAAACATTCTCCACCGTTTGCTGCATGGAGAAGGCATTCGCCTCCGCCCGCCGCGTAGCAACCTCCTTGTACTGATTATCCCTCAGTTCCTCAAACGTGACAATATAGCCCAGCGCATACGCAAGGTGCGCATAGGTCGTGACGACCCCTTGCAGTTCACCATCATACGTCACTGGCGCGCCTTGCCCCTTCACGGGTGCGAGGCCAAACGGAGTGACTTGCACACCCTGTTCGTACGCCTTGTCGGAGCTCTTGATCTCGTAAAGATCCGTGTACTCCTTCGCGTGGGAGTCGTAAACTTGACCCCAAGTAGTAAACACACCGGGCCACAAGAGCTTTGGGTGTGAGCCTGTATTGACAACGCCGCCTGCCATGGTCTATTCTCCTTAAGAGACGGCAAGCGAGCCGGTCCCATGACCAAGTTCGTGCACGTTGAATTGAATGAGGTGCTTGGCGAAGGCGCCAAACGCGTTGTTAGGCTTGCGGGCCAGACCAAGGAGTTTGATCTGGAGGGTCGCCGTTACTGCCGCCGTGGCGTCGGTTTGGCTAGCAATCTCCCAACCCGACACATAGCCGTTGCCGGCGTTCAAGATCGAGATGGTGTTCAAGCCGATCTGCGCAGCGGCCAAAGCCGTACCGTTGCTGTTCTCCTGCACCTCGAACACGACGTTCGGATCATCTACAACCATAGCGTACCAGTCAGTCGCCTGCGCGGCCGCCGGCCGATAGGTGATGTCCAGGTTCTTCGGATTAGCCATCAGCCCTTCCTTGGTTCCCAGTCCCACAATCACGCCGCGGACGGCGTCAGTGGCAGCTGCCAACGCAATCGTCGGTACACCATTCACATCTGCACCACCACCTGTAATCACAGGATCGCCGATGTAGAGCGCAGCGCCGCTGTAAGCCGCCGCAATCGAGTACATCCGAGCCTGTCCATTCCAGGGTGCCCCGTTAAGGTACGAGACTGGCGTAAAGCCACTCGCACGATCTGGATTAGCCATGAAAACCTCCGTTGATTAAGCGCGCTTGCGCTTGTCTTTGAAAAAGTCTGGAATCTGAGTTCGCGATTTGTCCACATAGCGATGCTGGGAATCGCCTGCTGCCTCCCTCTCTGCGCCCAACATTCCGCCAAGTAGTGAATCCCGCACCTGCGTGTTTCTACTCTCAAGTAGCTTTTGATCCTCGTCGTACCATTCTTGCTTGATCTTCATAAGAATCAAACGCGTAGGTTGACCGTCCTTCCCTACCTCTTGACCAGATACGATGCTAACTCTCGACCCCATGTCAGTGTTACCAGAGACAGCTGAATCGCCGCCGAGGGAGACGTTATTGATCATCATCTCCCGCTCATCCACAAATTCATAGCCGCCGTCGAGTGCCCGCTGAAGGCGCTCAGGGCTGCTCATAAACCAGTGGAGATGGTATCCGGGCAATTCAGCTGTCTCTAGCCTCTGCACCGGCACCGACATAGGAACGCGCTTGCGCTCCTGCTTGGCCGCGGGGCTGGTTGCTGGGTTCAGTTTCTCAATCATGCTATTCTCCGAAATAGATTTCTGCGTACCGGTTTCTCCAGTCAGCTTGGGTTTTGTACTTCTTCCCCTCACCGACGAAGCGCTTGGCGTCTGCATCGCAGGCCGCCCGGGCGTCAGCCGGCATGGAGGAGTAACTTTTCTTACTAGTTCCATTCCCCCCACTGTCTCCGCCGCGAGCCCCTTCTACCTTATCACCGCGCGGTTGTGGAGTGCCTAGCTCCTTATCCATCTCCGCCGCAACCTTGTCGAAGAAAGTCCGCCCCGTGCTGGCCTCGCCGGCTTCCCGGAGTTCCTGGGCGATGCCAAGGGCCAAAGCCGTCTTTCGCTTGTTAGTTCCAAACCAAGGGTTTTCCTTGTTCCATTCCACTAGATCGGGCGGCGGAACGAACTCTTGCGTAGGCGTCGGACGAACGGGGGCGACGGGCTCGACTTTGTTCAACTGGGTTAGTTGATCAGTTAATTCCGCCACCCCATCATGATCGCCGGCTTCGCTAGCGGCAGATAACTGCGCCTTCACCTGGCGGCGAGCATCTTCCACGGCTTTCTGAGTCGCAACTGTATGCCGCTCCTCGATGTTAGCGATGGCGTCTTGGGAAGCTTTCAAGGCCGCTCGAGTTGCCGCCGCCTCGCTTCGCAGAGTCGCCAGCTCCGTATGCAGCCGCTTGTTCTGCTCACGAACGATAGGAAGAACTTCCTCCCCGCGCTTGATGTAGACATCAGCATCAACGAAACGTTCTGGATCGCCGTGGAAGCGAGATGGAGGAATCCACCCCAGCTCTTCCGCCCGGGCCTGAACCTCCGGCGGCTGCACGGACTCTACTGCCGCCACGAAATCTTGCTCACTCATTCCCGCTCTCCTCGTGCGTTATGGCACAGAATATATCTCGATCATTGACCAAGCGGTAGAGTTTCCCATCCGCCGGCCCCTTGGCGATGAAGCCGGCGAACTTAGTCACCAGCACCCGATCACCTACCTTCGCCCGCGGGGCCGGTTCATCATGCCAGGCACTTGGCCCAACTTCAATCACCCGCGCTCGATTATCCACCATACTCATCCGACCCTGGACTGAGTCTGGCAGCACAATCTGCGCTCCCCGACGTTCCGGTTCGTATTGCTCAATCAGCACCGCTACTCCCAGTGGTGCTAATCCTGAGGTGTTTTCCATCTTCTATCTCTCCTAGGTATTGTTCGTAATCTAACTCTTGCACAAATGCGTAGCCCTTACAAGTGCCGATATTCCCGACATTCGTCAGTGCCATTGCTCTATCATCATAGTCCGTGAAGCTTCCCCCCTCCCAGGCCAAGCGCATCTCTTCCCTCTTATGGGCAAGGATGTCCATGATGGCCAGTGTCACGGGATGGCCGCGCCACTCGTCCCACTCACTCTCAGTGACTGCTCTCATTTCTTCTTACCTTCCTGGCCCGTCGCCAGTCCCTTGATTCCGATATGATGGTCGGACTGGATCTTGGCGGCCGTCAGCAAGTGCTCGATCCGCGTGTTAATAGTTTCATTCGCAATCTTAACACGTGAAATCTCTGCATTGATGATAGCAACTTGGGCATATGCTTGTTCAGTTTGAGCATTCGCAGACTCGTTTTGAGACTTCGCTTCAAGCTCAAGGATTTTCGCATTATTCATCCTTTGCTCTTCCTGGAGCGTTATGACGAATTGTTGCATGTCGGCTTGGAGTTTACGTTCTTGCTCGGCCATGCGGCCTTGGATCTTGGTCTCCTCAATAACTAGCTTGGGATCCTTCGCCGGCGGCTGCCCGGCGGTCCCGGGGAAGATAGACTTGATTCCTTCCACCCGCAGAGCCTTGAGGAAACGAATCTCTACCTCGTCTTTGTTATAGCCCGGGGTAGTGGCGGCGGCTTGCTTAAGAGCCCCGACTTGCTGCAACCGCATCGTTTCACTAGTCATGTTCGGGTCGGCTACCGGGAAGATGCGGTCGGCCGATCCTTGGTAATCAGCCCGCGTTGCTCCACCTGGCTGGGGTAGGTCAAGGGGAAGAAAGATCCCATTGAGCTTGAAGAGCTTCGCAAATTCTTCCTTAGACGACCGCCATACGCGCTTGAAAATGGCCGTGTAGATCTTCTGCCCCATCTCCACCATCGTTTGCATGGAAGAGGCAGGGGTGTTCTGGCCGGGGTTTTCTCCTACCGTAGTATCCGTCGTGCCGGCGACCCGAGAGGTGTAGTTAATCAACAACGAGAGCAACTGAAACAACACATCCGAAGGTGCATTGACCGGAAGCGGAAATACAGACTTACGAAGATCGTCTCCGGTAGAGTCCACTCGCTTCCATTCGAAAGGAGCGAGTGTATAAATTCCCCCTCGTATCTTCGCGCCGCGGCCGAGGAATCCTCCGCCAGTTGTCTGCATTGTTCCCGCGTCGAGGAGCATATTGACGAGAGAGTTAACAGCTTCATTAAGCGGACCGAGGAAGACTCCGAAACCGATGTCATAGATTCCTCCATCAGGACTAGGGATGAAGGTTTTTTTAGTGAAATACTCCATCGGTTCGATGCGGATTATCTTGCCGCGATTCACCCCCGTCGCCACGCGCTCGATGTCGGATTCACGATCAAAGCGCGTAACGATACGAACGACTCTCTTCGAGGTTTCCTCGAAGGTCACGATATAAGGCTCAGCGTAACCGTCGTCATCCAGATCGAGAGAGCAATGTTGCTCGAGAAAGAGCAATGAGGTGGTTTCGTCTGGTGACGGG